TAACTCGCTTAATTAAGGAGGAAACAATATGGTAGTTCGTAAATTTAAAGCAACAGACCTGCATGATCTTGCAAGTCAAATCTCACCGTTCACAATAGGGTTTGATCGAGTATTCGATAATCTAAACTCTGTCGCTGAACTTTCTAATAATTACCCACCTTACAACATCGTGGATGTCGGTGAAGGCAAGTACGTCATTGAATTTGCTGCAGCTGGTTTCAAGGAAGATGAACTGACGGTAACGCAAGTTCCTGAAGGAAACAAACTTGTTGTGCAAGGTGTGCAGAGTAAAGAAGATGAGCGCAAGTATGTCCATCAGGGAATTGCAGCTAGAAACTTTACTAAGACTTTTGCATTGAACCAAGATGTTCAGGTAACTGGAGCAGCACTCGTAGATGGTGTGTTGAATATCCAGCTTGAACATATTGTTCCAGATGAAAGAAAGCCAAAAGAAATTAAAATTGGCAAAACCTTTCTGCAAGAGTAGATAAATAATCGGGAGGGCAATAAAGCCCTCCCAACTTTATAGGAATATATTATGGCAGACAAAGTCGCACCCAAACAAGTCCAAATCTTAAAATTATCTTCAGGCGAAGAAATCATCGGTCAAGTTACCGACCTCGTTGTTGAAGAAAGACAAATCATCGTTATGGAAAAACCTGCTGTTATTGTTTTACAACCAACAGAAAATGGCGGTAAATTCAGTATTGGTCTTGCACCATATGCACCATACGCAGTAGATAATACAATTCATCTTATGCCTAACCATGTGATTGGTGTCATGCAACCGACTCAGCAACTCCTCGATGAATACAATACTCACTACGGATCGAGTCTGATCACACCAAAGAAAAAAGAAATAATCACATAATCGTCCTTGACATTTTTGTCTAAATGAGGCATAATGGACTCATGTCTGAATTCTATACATATTGCTGGCAGTATGGCAAAAACGTACTGACCAGAGGGTATCGCGATGGTAAACCTTTTACTGAACGAGACCCAAAATTCAAACCGAAACTGTATGTCCGCTCAAACGAAGAATCAGATATCAAAGGTTTGTATGGTGAGCAGTTAAAAGAAATCGAGTTTGGCGACGCTGCCGACTGTCGAGAGTTTCTAGAAAAGTATAAAGGGATTGAGAATTATCCCATATACGGTCAAACAGATCTCACCTATCAGTATCTCTCTGAAAAATATCCAGACGATATTCCTTTTGATATGTCTGTGATGAACATACAATCTCTTGATATTGAAACCACTATTGAAAATGGTTTCCCAGATCCAGATAATCCCACTGAAAAGATTACACTGATCACAGTTGTAAATAATAACACCAAAGAAATATTGACATGGGGTGAAGGTGACTGGACTCCTGAGAGTCCTGAGATTGATGGCTTAAATGTCACATATACTTCTTGTCAAGATGAAAAAGAACTATTGTCCAAGTTTGGTGACTGGTGGGTAAAAAATACTCCTGATATTGTCACTGGTTGGAACATCGAGTTTTTCGATATTCCCTATCTGATGAATCGTTTTGCAAGAGTATTTGGTAAGAACGATGAATTCAAAGAAAACAAAGTAAGAAACTCATTCAGCCCATTCGATATGACTCGTAAGAAAGTTGTAACGATGATGGGTAAAGCACATACTCTATATGAAATCAAGGGTGTGGCTCAACTCGATTATCTCGACCTCTACAAAAAATTTACATACACAGTTAGAGAATCTTACAAACTAGATTACATTGCTGAGGTTGAACTTGGTTACAAAAAACTAGAAAACAATCACGAAACATTCAAAGAGTTTTATGAAAAAGACTGGAACAGATTTGTAGATTATAATATCATCGATAGTAAATTGGTTGATGACCTTGAAGACAAGATGAAACTTATCGAGTTGATTGCCACTATGGCATACGATGCAAAGTGTAATCTAACTGACATATATTCTTCAGTTCGTACTTGGGATTGTCTTTTATATAATCACCTGCTAAAGAAAAACATTATGATACCACAGAAGCGTGAGAACGAAGGTCGTATTATTGAAGGTGCATATGTTCAGCAACCAGAGATTGGTGATTACAATTGGGTGTTGAGTTTCGATGCGACTTCTCTGTATCCTTCAATTATTATGCAGTACAATATGTCTCCTGAGACTTTGATGGCTGAACAACCGATTGATACATCAGTTGATCAGTTGTTGGACAGGAAAACAAAAATTGATACTGACCTTGCCGTCGCTGCAAATGGTGTAAAATTTTCTCGTGATAAACAGGGTGTGTTCCCAGAGATTACACAAAAGTTTTTTGATGACCGACAAAAATACAAAAAGCTGATGAAAGAAGCTGAACGCGAGTATGAAAAGACAAAAGATCCTAAACTCAAAGCAAAGATTGCAAAGTATAATAACTTCCAGATGGCTAGAAAAATTCAGCTAAACAGTCTTTATGGTGCACTCGCTAATCAGTATTTCAGATATTATGATGACAGGATTGGTGAAGGTATTACATTGACTGGTCAGTTTATTATCAGAGAAGCAGCGAAAGCACTGGATGAATATCTAAACAAAGTTTGTAATACTGAAGGTGAGGTATATTCTTTCTATTCAGATACAGATTCTTGTTATATAACTCTTGACAATTTGGTCAAAAAGTATTATAATGACCAGAGTAAAGAGAAGATTGTAAATCTTCTCGATAAAATTGGTGAAGAAAAAATCGAACCTGCAATCGCAAAAGCGATGAGTGGTTTGGCAAAGTATACAAATGCCTTTGATGAAAAGATTTTCTTCAAGCGTGAAGCGATTGCGGATCGAGGTATTTGGGTTGCCAAGAAGCGATATGCTCTCAACGTCTGGGACAACGAGGGTGTTCGTTATGAAGAACCAAAACTAAAAGTTATGGGTCTTGAGATTGTAAGGTCATCGACTCCTGCTCCAGTTAGAGATAGTTTGAAAGAAGCAGTAAGAATTTGTTTATTGGAAGATGAAAAAGCGTTGCAAGATTTTGTCAATAAAACCAAAGAAGATTTTTGTCGTAGACCAGTACAAGAGATTGCTTTTCCTAGAGGTTGTAACAATCTTGAAAAGTATGCTTCTTCTTCTGACATTTATCAGAAGGGTACACCAATTCAGGTAAGAGGTGCATTGTTGTATAATAATGAATTGAAGAAACACAGACTCGGTATGAAATATCCTAAGATACAAGAGGGTGATAAAATCAAGTTTGTGTACCTTAAAGAACCTAATACACTTGGTGAGAATACGATTGCATTCTCTACTAAGATTCCGCGTGAATTCGATCTCGATCGATTTATTGATTATGAATTGATGTTTGAGAAAGCATTTATTGAACCGCTAAATACTGTGGCAGATACTATTGGTTGGAAATCAAAACCAGTTGCATCGCTAGAAGATTTATTTGCATAATATGAAAGAGGTAATATAATTATGAGTTTAATTGAAAAACTAAAAAAGAATTCGACTATCAAAGAGTCGAATATTCTTTCCAAATCTAAGTTCTTCAATACAAAGGATCTGATACAAACATCAGTTCCTGCATTGAATGTAGCACTTAGTGGTCGCCTTGATGGTGGTCTCACTCCAGGATTGACAGTGTTCGCTGGACCAAGTAAACACTTCAAGACTGCATTTGCGATGCTTATGATCAAAGCATATCTGGGTAAGTATGACGATGCCGTTGTATTGTTTTACGATTCAGAGTTTGGTGCGCCGCAAGGGTATTTTGATTCTTTCGGTATTGATACTGATAGAGTTGTGCATACTCCAATAACTGATATTGAGCAGTTGAAACACGATGTAATGTCTCAGCTGAATGGTATTGAAAGAGGTGATCGAGTAATTGTTGTGGTAGATTCTGTCGGTAACTTAGCATCTAAAAAAGAAGTTGAGGATGCACTCGATGGTAAATCAGTCGCGGATATGACGAGAGCAAAACAAATGAAGTCATTGTTCCGTATGATTACACCACATCTTACAATCAAAGATATTCCTGCCATTGTAGTAAATCATACTTACAAAGAGATTGGTATGTTCCCGAAAGATATCGTTTCTGGTGGTACTGGTATCTATTACTCTGCTGATAATATTTTCATCATTGGTAGACAACAAGAAAAAGATGGTAAGGATGTAACTGGTTATAATTTTATAATCAATGTCGAGAAGTCAAGATTTGTACGCGAAAAATCTAGGATTCCAATTGAAGTATCATTTGAAGGTGGTATCAGTAAATGGTCTGGTCTGCTTGATATGGCTATGGAGTCTGGTCACGTGGTCAAACCTAAAGTCGGATGGTATATGAAGTCTAATGATAAAGAAGGTAAGAATTACAGAGCCAAAGATACTTACAACAAAGAGTTTTGGCTTCCTATCCTAGCAGATAAAACATTCACTGATTGGATTGAGAAAAGATATTTGATTTCTGGTAGTGAAATTATGCAAGATGAAATATCAGAAGATGATATCGCCGAAGCGTATGACACAAGTGATGGCTGAATTTCTCTTGACTTGTGACAGGTGTTCGGTTAAAATATACGATAATGATACCGCACTTGTTTTCCAAACTCCAGATGGCGAGGTTGGATTGTGTGAGAAATGTGTTGAAGAAGTAAGAAGAGAATTTATTGATGAGAATAGAGACCCAAATTTTATCGAGTCTAGTGACTAATGAAGAGTATGTCCGCAAAGTCATACCCTTCCTGAAAACTGATTACTTTACAGATTCTAGCGATCGTATTGTATTCGATAAAATTCATGCATATGTAAGTAAGTACAACAATCCACCAACTAAGGGTGCATTGTTGATTGCTCTACAAGACGACAGAAAAATTGGTGAAGATTTATATGTTCAATGTGAAACTCTGATCAATAGTTTGAATCCAGTCGAAGCAAATCAAACTTGGTTGATAGATGAAACCGAAAAGTTTTGTAAAGACAAAGCAGTCTATAATGCTATCATGGACAGTATTCAAATCATCGATGGCTCGGACAAAGCAAGATCCAAAGATGCATTGCCAAGTCTGCTTTCAGATGCACTCGCTGTTGGGTTTGATACTAATGTTGGTCACGATTATATTGAAAATGCCGATGACCGTTTTGATTTCTACAATCGAGTCGAGGAAAAGATTCCTTTTGACCTCGAGTTTTTCAACAAGATTACCGATGGTGGTTTACCAAACAAAACTTTGAACATTGCCCTTGCTGGTACTGGTGTTGGTAAATCATTGTTCATGTGTCATATGAGTGCAGCTGCTTTGTCACAAGGTAAAAATGTTTTGTATATTACTCTTGAAATGGCTGAAGAACGTATCGCTGAAAGGATCGATGCGAATCTAATGAATGTGCCTATCCAAGATCTGAAAGATCTTCCCAAGAAAATGTTTGATGACCGTGTAACGAAAATTAAAAACAAGATAGATGGTAAACTTATCATCAAAGAATATCCCACTGCCTCTGCTCATGCTGGTCATTTCAAAGCATTATTACAAGAACTAAAACTTAAAAGATCTTTCAGTCCTGATATTATCTTTATTGATTATCTAAACATC